TGGCGGCGATGGCGGTGTCGCTCGTGCTTCTACTGGTGGGAACGGTGGTGGTGGAGCTACCGATATAAGAGGGCCAAACACTGGAGCTACTGCTGCCCGTATTTGTGTTGCTGGTGGCGCTGGTGGAGGCGGTGGAGGCGGTGCTGCTGCTGGTGGCGCTGGTGGAGGAAATAATGGCGCTGGCCCCGCTCCAGGTATATCTGGTGGTAGCGGTGGAGCTGGCGGTACGGGTACTTCCGGATCTCAATTCTATGGTGGAGCTGGCAATACTGTAGGTGCTGGTGGTGCTGGTGGTAGCACTGGAGGCTACGACGGAGCTGGTGGTGGAGGTGGTGGTGGAGGCCAACACGGAGGTGGTGGTGGAGCTGGTGGTTCTACTGGATTCCAAGCTGTCTCTGGTGGTGGTGGTGGTTCTAACTACTATGGAGGAATGAATAGCGCAACCTCCAGCACAACAGGTTTCTCTTCTTTAGCTCACAGTAATGGCTATGTAAACATAACTTATACTGCTGCTACTGATACTCCTCCAAATACTCCAACTAATGTCGTTCCTGCCTACGGAACCCATACCAATCAAAATAGCTCTGTAGCAGCATCTGCTACTGTAGTCGATCCTAATGGTGGAAATGTCAGGGCACTCTTTAGATATACTACAGATAGTACCTTTGCTTCTTACACAGATGTCTGGGGAACCTCGGTAGTAAGCGGAAGTACTTCAACAGCGTCTCTACCTGTAACTATAGATTCCCATTATTACATGCGCGTTTATGCATGGGATGGTATTGTTTATTCTAATAGTTATGCCTCTGTACAGTTCTTCTCTAATCTCAGTCCTGCTACACCTACAGCGATAGTGCCAACTCCGGGAACCTTCACTCGATCTACCGGTTCTGTCAATTGTTCAGCAGTAGTGAATGATGTTGATGGTGGTAACGTAAGGGCTCTATTCAGATACTCTACTGATAATTTTGCTACATACACTGATGTCTATTCCAGTTACGTTACTGTTGGGTCGTCTGCTTCGGCTACTCTCACCGGTCTTTCTCCTAATACTCACTACTCTTTGCTTGTCTATGCTCAAGATCCCCAAGGATTATATAGTCCCTCTGTTGCTTCTGATTTTTGGACTAATCAGCCTCCAAACGCTCCTACGCTGACTTACCCAATCAATAATTCAACGATCGATAATACAGTCAATCAAATTTTCAACTGGACATTCAGTGATCCCGATATCGGAGACTCGCAATCAAGTGCAAACATAAGGTATCGGATTGTTGGTGGCTCAGATACAGATTGGGTTTATAATTCCACCGATCCCGGTGTAGCAACATCCTATACCTGGGCAGCGAATACCTTTGTCACCAATCAAGCCTATGAATGGCAAGTAAGAACAGTCGATGCTCAAGGCACGGTCGGACCCTACTCGGCTTCGAGTTTCTTTGTAGGATCTCCCCCCGCTACTACAATGATTGCACAAAGTGGAATGATCATTGCTGGAATAGAGAATACTTTTCAATCTTCGATAATGGCAGGAACAGCTTCAATTTCATCTGTTGGGATCGAAACGAAATTATCGAATTTGGCTTTCAATAGTTTAGCTACTTTAGCGGTACAACCTGTTGCTACTATCAGTGTAGGTTCAATAATGAGTGCTGTTACTTCGCTTTCGCCTTTAGGTTTAGAAACCGAAGTATATCCTTTAAGCTTGCAAGTAGTAGGTAATCTTTCTCTTAATGGGAACAAGGTGGTCGATTCTACTCAGCTTGCATTCTCGTCGCAGGCATCTCTGGTTATTCAGGTGGTTCTAGGTTCTCAGGCATTTTCTGCTCTGGCAACATTGATCTCTATTCCGGGATCTACTGTATTGAGACCTAATTTAAGCATGGTATCTCTGGCATCTCTGAACGAAGTTACACAAAAGGGAATTTCCTCAACAATACCGATACATATTGTTGCTTCGCTTATTGCGGGTGGCCAACGGACCTTCATCCCTTCTCTAGGGATGGTCGTTCACGGCTCTCTGATCGATTCTGGGCGACTTTTACTAGACCCCGATCCAGAACTGCTTGCCACGGCAAAATTGAGCTTAGCGGGGCTCTCAAAGCCTATCGCTACTTTAGCTTTGGTCTCTGTCGCATCATTGATAGAGAATGTCTCATTAAGAGATGATTCCATTCTTGCTCTGCATACCAGAGCTGCGCTATCTGTAAGTAACCAAAATCAGCTATTAGCCATTGTTCCTATGTCTGTCGAGGCCTCTCTAGAGTTGGATGGAATATTGGTTGAAAATAAAGTACTGCCTCTTGTCGCACATGCTTCACTTCAATTCAAAGATGGACAAGTAATATTTGAAGGACCTTATCTAGTAGTTCCGGGAATTAACAATTCAACTATGTCATTTGAAGCTAGTAGTTTCCCAATTCCTCGAACTGTTCGTAATACTACATTTACTAAATCGATAGGTAATGTGATTCCGTAATGACTCAACCTAAACCAATTGGCCTTTCTAATTCTTCATTCTACCTAAGAGAAGGAAATAAAGACTGGGCTGTTAAGCAAGAAACCTATCGTCATGATCAGGCAATGTATTCTATTGGTGAATATGCACTATTCGTTCTTATGTGGACAGTAGAGGATTTCAACGATGGATTAGTATCTCGTTGTCAAAGATGTGGCTTCAAGGGAAATGACCTCGAAGCAAGAAAAGCCAACGTATACGTTCAGACATCCAAGAACAAGTGCCCAGAATGCTTTGGTACAACATTTTCCGGTGGAGTCAGAGCTAAGGTTGTAAGACCCGCTGTGTTCACTGATTCTGATGATGAAGAGAAACGAGGTGCTAAGGGTGTTACGCATCCCCAGAATGTCAGTATTGAATCAACAAGCGACTTCCGTTTCAGAGCTGGAGATTTCGTCTTTAGACAAGATAATTCTCGATGGCAATTGACTACTCCTCAAAGGGTAACCTTGAGAACAGGTTTTGAACATCCCACTCAGAAAGATAATGCCTTGGGTTACGTTCGTGCTATGGGCCAATTAGAAGATGAAACTTCTGTTGCTTATATGATCCCTCCCAATGATTCTCAACTAGCCGGAATCCTCGCCGAACCTGCCAGATATCCATATCCAACTACCTAAGTATTGAGACTACACATTCAAAGGAGAAACTATGGCTGCTCGTGCCATCACAGCATGTGATCAATGCGGAAAAGCTGACGATCACCCTAAAGTTCATTATGGTCTAAATACTTGGCACCATGATTGCACTCCAGCCAAGGTTAAGGAAGAGATCCTTGGTGGTGCCGTTCATGCTGTTGATAGCGGGATTTTAAGTAAGGTTTTTGAGGCTGCCGAGGGTGGGACTAGAGGAAACGATCTTCTTGCACACATCCAGCAACTACACGAAGGGGTCGTAGAAAATGGCTAAGGCTACAACGTTCGCCAACGATATCCTTGATGCTAGTTATCAGTCCGGAGCTTCAGGAACATTCACTCTGGGGGCAACTACCTATACTTTGCCATTGAAGTGTAAGTTCCTTTCTACACTATCAACTGCTGGAGCTGTTGGTACAGAATGGTCAACCTCTGGTGGATATACCGCTGGTGGAGTATCGCTATCTGGTCTATTTGCTACCGCTGCATCTGCTGCATCTAAGGCTAATACGGGCGCTGTCACAGTCTCTAATGCACCGGCAGGAACTTGGGCAGGAAACGAAATAACCGACTCTACGGGAACTCCGAAGAGAATGAACTTCGGTCCTACCGTTTCCCTTGCAAAGACAGTTAATTCTGGCGACACAGTAACTATCCCTATCGGATCTCTTACGGGTACTGAAGCCTAATGAGTCGTCAGGGATGGGGAGAATGTCTAGTCACGGCAGAGTCGGACGGGTCAGCGGTCACTGGTACATCTGCGGGTACATTACTACCCTCCGGTGCCAAATTTACGCTTCCTGCTAACTTCTTTGATATCGGCAAGACCATCCGTGTACGAGCTGCTGGACGTATTTCTAATATTGTCACTACTCCTGGAACCTTGACTTTCAACTTACTCTTCGGTGCTACAAACGTCTTCGCTTCCGGTGCAGTTTCCCTTAATACTACAGCTAAAACGAACGTCTCTTGGTGGATGGATCTTACCTTAACATGTCGAACAATCGGTTCGTCAGGGACACTGATGGGGATAGGGGAATGGAACTCTGAATCTGTTGTCGGAGCTGCTGCTGGCACACGAGGATCTGTTAACCTTCCGGCTAGCGCACCAACTGTAGGCGGAACTTTTGATACACAGGTATCTCAACAAGTTGATCTGCAAGCTATTTTTTCCTTAACTGGTAATAGCATCCAGTTGCATATATACGAGCTTTGGGCTGAGAACTAAAGTTCATTATGCTAACGGATTGCGATATCTTCACGTTTTATTGGTGAAATTAAACAATTCCTAAACCGTGAGGTAAACCGTGGCGATCATCAATGATACCGCGAATCAGCCACCCATAGTTACAACGACTGCCTTCGGTACGTCGAAGTCAACGGCTTCATTCGCCCCCCAGGCTAGAACCTTTGTGTATCTTACTGTTATTGTCTCTTCGGGGGCTGTTGCCGTAAATACTACTGTTTCTGATGGAACCAATACGTACACTCTTGTTCGTCGTCAATCGGCCGCTAACACGAACTGTGTTGAAGTATGGTGTAGATATTACGATACTGCACCAGGCACAATCTCTCTTACTTCTACTGTCACCTCTGGTACCTCTGGAGGTGGGCTGCTCACAACAGAGTGTTTCCTTGGTGCAAACCCCATTCAAAGTTCTGCAAGAACTAATGGTGTTACGCGCACAAGTGCAGGAACACTTCAGGCAACACTCAGTGTTGGCCCTGGAAACATCATGCGCGGTGGAGTTTCAAACTTCAGTAGCTCAACCATCCCTACATTATTGGCTAATACTACAGCCAATGGATCTTTCTCTGATACTACAAATGGAGACGGCTATGAGGGAATCCAATCTACAGCTACTGGAAATAATGTAACCTACGGATCATCTACAAGTACCGTTGGTGTCTGCTGTCTTGTTGAAGTTCAGGCAGCCCCTGGTCCAGCTACTCAATCGACTCTTCATGCGCCCGGTCGAGGACCTCAGCTTCGTCTTGGTCGATTCCAGACAACTCTTCGTGCTACGGATTCGCAGGTAGGACCCCCTGTAGATACTGCCGGAATTTCAATGGATGGATCGGGAACACTTAGTGTTACGGGAAATCTAACTGATTCCAGTGCAGTGACCATGGCTGGCACCTCAACCACAGGCGTTATCGGAACAGACACGATTTCTGGAACAGTCGTAATGACTAGCTCTGGAACTACGGGCATCATCGCCCTAAACTCTGTTATAGGCACAGTAGCCATGGCCGACAGTGGAACGATGTCTGTTTCAGCAGCAGATACGATTCCATCTACTGTCTCCATGGTGGGTTCTGGCACAATCGTTCTATCTGGATCTAAGACGGTCTCTGGTTCCGTCGCGATGACTGGTTCTTCGATACTGGCAATTACTGGACTAGTAACTGAGTCTGGCATAGTGACAATGGTTGCCTCTGGTGTCACAAGCATTGTGGGCACTTCAGGCGCAGTTGCTTCAGTAGCGATGGTCGGAACCGGAATAATGACTTCTACAGGATTTCAATCGATATCATCTGTCGTAGCTATGACAGGTTCCGGAAATCTTATCGTTACCGGATTCCTACAGGATTCGAATGCTTTTGCTATGGTGGGGTCGAGCACGCTAGTCGTTGTAGGTCTAAAGACGATCTCGGGTGCATTGGCGATGGCTGGATTGGGTACGACAACGATCCTTGCCTCCCACACAGTAATCGGGATACTCGCAATGGCGGGCTCAGGAACCGTGGCTGTTCTGGGATCTTTGCTTATCTCTTCGACTATTTCTCTAGCGGGTTCCGGCATAATGACATTAGCCGGTCAAATTACCCATATCGCTACTATCGCTATGGTCGGATCGAGCACATCAACAGTATCTGGATTTTCAACAATCTCATCAGGCACAGAATCATTTATCGGTTCTGGTGTACTGGTCGTAGCTATTTCAGGAATTCAATCTAGCTCAGTGACGATGACAGGTACCTCAACAGTGGCCGTAGGTGGCTCTCAGATCAAATCTGGGGCAGTTTTAGTGGCTGGTGCATCATCTCTATCCATCTCTTCCGTTTTGATCGTGAAGGCTGCCTCAGTAGCTATGACCGGATCAAGCTCTCTGGTCGTTCTTAATCTGATCTCCCACTCTGGCGTTATAGCTATGTTGGGTAGTGGAGTACTCTCCATATCTGGATTAGATGTAAATTCCAATGCTATCTTGATGAATGCAATCTCAACCTTGGTGGTAATTGGGCTTAGGGTTGCAATTGGGCAAATCACAATGTCTGGAAATTCAATAACCGGAGTTTCAGGAAGAGGAACGATTTCTAGCCAAATAATGATGGCAGGAATTGGAACGGTAGCAATATTCGGAATCATTCAAACAATAATCCGAGCTGCTGTTCTCATGTCCGGTCAAGGACTATTGAATATCATTCCATTCATAATTAAATCTACAGTATCAATAAGCGGATGGACCCCTTTCATAGGTGCACCCTTGATCCCCGACTATTCAATTACCCCTTCTACGATATCATATCCATTGACATGGGGAAATACGCTTCCAGAAAGAGTAAGAGAGGGTATTCCTACTCCATACCCTGATCAAGGAGGACCAAAAATATAATGATTCCCGAAAGAATGATGACTACCGCTCCTGACAGGATGATCATGATGTTGGATGATACTCATGACATCACTTATACGGAGATGCTAGCTAATGCAGCGGTGCAAGCTGCTAAGGATCGAATGCCTAAGATTACGGGAGCCTTATCCCAAACTTTAACTCCCGTGTTCGGCAATAACTTCTTTGGTATCTATTTCCCGGATAAGAAGGTTTGGTTCCTTGAAAGGGGTACTAGACCTTTCACAATGAATTCGTTAGCCGGAAGGGTGATCCCTATGTGGGTCTCTGATGAGGACGGCAAACTGGCGAAAGAGAACAAGAAAGCCAAGACTCGTATCACTGTAGATGGAAGAAGACAAACCCTTATCTTCAGGAAAGCATCTAATAAGGGGGAAAGAAAGAATGTAGTTCGTAATGGGAAGATTACCTCAGTACCTAGATCATTCCCTGGAGCCCCTGGCCGTATAGGTAATCCTCGCGGAAGTGGAGGAAGAATTGCAGCAGGTAATGTGGGAGTCAGATGGCGACACCCAGGAATAGAGGGTAGGCAATATCTCAATGAAGCTATGGAAGATACGGCTGATATGTGGGGAATCCTTTCCTCAGAAGTTTTGCTTATCGATGCCGCAACATATCCAATTTCAACAAAGTCATAATCTGGAGAGACCATGTATTTAACTGCCCTTAAGAGTGCTGTTGTCGAGGCATTAAGGAAAACTTTTGGTCCTGAATACCCGGAGCCGGATATGAGGAACCTACATGTAAGCATCGAATATCCAGATACCCCTCAAGCCTACCCTGGTGTTTGGATAAACTATGAAGATACCGGTCCTCTTGAGAGGGCGGGTATTGATCATAGAGAAATTGTGATTGATTCATCTGGTTCACATGAGGTAACCAGATGGAGATTCTCTGGTTCGTTGTCCTTCACTGTCGCAGCCTTTAGTTCATTCGAAAGAGATCGACTTTACGATGAGATGGTCCGCGTATTGGCATTTGCTAGTGTAGATCAAACGAATGCATCTACCTTCAAGGCAATTATGGAAAACAACGATTTCTTAGGGATCAACGTTCAATACGATGTCCTTCAACCCTCGGGTGATGCAGCTTCACCCGGAACCCCTTGGGGTTCAACAGATGAAACCATCTATGAAAAGACACTTTCTGCTGACGTAATCGGTGAATTCGTCTCTGATCCCTCAACTAGCAATTTGGTATTGCTCTCTGAGATTCAGGTGGAGGGTTACAGAGATGGAGAACCTGTTCCCGATTTCCCAGATATAGTGGGAAATGGTTCAGGAGTTCCTTTCGATCCTAGTAGCTGGCATTAAGATCTATCTAGACCTGTCAAAGGGTTCCTTGTGGCAGCTAAGTAACGGCTGAAGCTTTCTTAGAGAGGTAAAGACTTAAATGGTTGATTTCAGAGCTGGGTACGTATCTCCTGGCGTCTATGTAAGTGCCGATACAAGTTCAGTATCCGGTGCTGTAGGCGTCTCTCCTACAGTCGTGTGCTTAATCGGCCCAGGTCTAGGTTACCAAACCTTCTCCGAGAAAATTACTTTCCCTAATAATACCTCAACGATCACCCTTCTACAACAGGGGATTCAGCAGAATTCTATTGTAGTTTCCAATGGATCTACGACGTATGCTCTGACTACCGACTATACCAAGTCAGCTACCGATTCTTCTCAACCTGATTCAACCACTACCCTTTCTATCGTTAGCTCAGGAACACTCCCTGCGGGAGTTCCTATCACAGTCACCTACAACTATGCTAATGCAAATTACTTTGGCCTTAACCAGTTCGGAGATTTTGCGTCCCTCATCAACGTATACGGAAACCCATTCAATCCAACAACTGGAGAGGTCCAGTCTCCTATTTCGTTGGCTGCACAAATTGCCTTTGAAAATGGTGCTAATCAGATCTATACAGTTACTCTCAATGGATTGGGATCACTTTCAGATCAGTTTAATTCTGCATACGGATTAACCGCAAACAATTTCGATATCGATCTCATTGTTCCTGTTTTTGACTCGGGAACTATCGCTGATGACACAGCATTCTCTCCTTACGTATCAGGGTTGGTTCAGCATCTCCAGAACACAGATGTAGCGGGATTCCCCCGAGTTGCATTAGTCGGGCTACCAGAGACGTTTAGTAGCTCTGTGACTCCAGATATCGTTTCTTCTATGTTCGTCTATCGTCGTGTTTCATTGATGTGGCCTAACCAATTCAATTACTTCAATTCTATTTTGAATAACACTATTCAACTGGGTGGAAGTTACGCAGCCGCAGCCGCAGCAGGGCTCCTAGCTAATCAGCCTATCAATACAGGTCTTACTCGTAGACAGATACGCTCAATCTCTAGCATTAGCTCTTCGGTATTGTCATCTATGACAAAGACAAACAGAGATTACTGGTCATCTAAGGGTGTAGCAGTAATCGAACCTAATAGGCAACTACAGTTGGTATTCAGACATGGCGTAACCACAGATATGTCTTCCGTTGTCAATCGAGAACTATCAATTGTTAGATGTCAGGATGCCCTATTCACTTTGGTACAGCAGTCACTTGACCAGGCAGCTTTGATCGGTACTCCAATTACTGCAACGACACCACTTTCTGTAAAAGGAATTATTACGGGTGCCTTGGAAACCGCATTGAGTAGTGACACAATTCAGGGTTACAACAATGTAGCCGTAAGACAGCAATTCCTTCCAACTGGAGACCCTACAGTTATTGAATGTATTTTCTCTTATAGGCCTACCTATCCTTTGAATTACATTACGGTTAAGTTCACTCTTGATTTGAGTACTGGCAATATTACAACTTCAACCGACGCCGCAGCGGCAACAGGATAAGAAATGAATTTGGGAGAAATTAATGACTAACCAGCAGGTTCGTGTTGTCGGTTCTGGCTATAGCTCATTCCAATATCAGGGTAAGCCTATCGCTTTCCTTGAGCAGGTTGAGGACTCAGGACAAAGGGCTTTCAGTGATGCAGGCGCCCCATACCAGTTCATCCAGCCAATTGGTGCTAGACATCCTGTAGAAATCGCAACCTCTCGCGTATTGCAGGGAGGAACGCTTCAACTCACTATCCGAGAACTTTGGAATGCCCCTGTTTGGAATCAACTACAGGGATTAGCTGGCACAAATAACATTGTCGATGTCTTTGAGGCATTGGCTGCTAATCCTGCTTATGTTACCTGCCAAACGACTATCACTCCACCTAATGGAGTTGGTCGTCCTCGTGGAAAGATTTACCATAATTGTGTTGTTGTCGATATTTCTGATAATGATACAATTACTGTGGGCGCTTTAGCAGTGACTAAAGGAATAGTTGTTGCATACACCCACAGCACGAAGTTATAATCCAAGAAGGGGATTTAATTGTTATCAGAAGATGAGGATCTTCAACCTATTGCTCAAGAGGATTTATTACTAGGGCCTTCTTTTACCTTACCTGAAAGGGAAGTAGAATTAGAGGAGGTTCAAGAACTCACTCCGGGTGGAGATGAACTTTCTTCATTTGATAAACGATTTAGAGACCCATTTACAGGTCTTCTATTCTTAGGTCATCTTGAAGAAACAGTAGCTATTCTTGGTCATAAATTCAGGTTGGTAACACCATCTCAGAATGAGAGATTAGAAACTGGAATACTACATAAGAAGTACTTGAATACTATCTCTTCCGAAATTGGATGGGCTGCTATTACTGTTGCTGCATATCTACATCAAGTAGATGGATCAGATCTACCTCAACCTATCGGTCCGGCATCTACTGGTCTGACAGATAGGTTTTCTTGGGTTATTGAAAACCTTAAAGGTCCTGTTATCTCAAGAGTCTATGAACAGTGTTTACTGTTAGATTCAAAGGTCAATCAAGCGATTACGGAACTGGAACGCCTGGGGGAATCCTAGGTCAGACTGGAGAACTAGATAAGTGGGTGCAAATCCAACTCCGTCTGGCCGAAAGACAGGGATGTTTAGTTGGCTACCATATATCTCAACTTCAATACTACGCAATTTCTATATTGCAATTACTGGATAAACTAAAGGAAATCAAAGAGCAAGATAGGCAACTGCGCCTTTCTATGCTTGCATCTGGTCAATACGATGTTGACCTACTCTTCCCTGAAATTTTTGCCAAGGTAGAAACAAATGATGATGCAGAATTACCCGCTGAAGTCGATTCCCATGGTGATCCAATCAATACCAAATACGATTTCTCTAATGCCCAATTTGATCCTAAGAAGGCAGAAGAAGAGATAGCGGAGATGATGGCTAGAGCAGCTAGTTCAGAAACTTCTCTTGATGATGTCTATTATGATGAATGGGTTTAAGGAGTAAAGGATGGCAGCAAGACCTTATGCAGCCATGCAAAGCCTATTGCGCGACCAATCTGCTGCTGCCCAAGCTATGCGAGAGGCCGCTGAATCCATCAAAAATGCCTCAGACATGTTCTCTGTTACGCTGGGTAATTCGGTTTCAGAGAATGGTCCTAGTTCTCGTCGTGGTGGTGGACAGCCGAATGGAAATAGACCAACTGTCTCCGATAACCAAACTAGAAGACCTCGACATGGATCAGACCCAACGACAGATACTCATGGTAGAGGCATCCATGGATTAAGAACTATGGTTGCTAACCAACTTCATAATAAAGTTGGAGTCAACAGTGGCCCTGAATTTGAACCGGTATATGACAGAAATGGTAATCATACCGGGTATAACCAATATAATCCTGATGGCACTACAGTAAAAAGAGCATTAGGCGAAGATGGATTAGCAGACGAAGTTCGATCTGCAACAAGAAGAGGCGCATCATCAAAGATAATCAGTGGATTCGCTAGCTCTAATCTTCTTCAGGGAGCAAGAGCTGTTCCTTATTTAGGTCCAGCGCTTGTCGGTGCAGAGGCTATTCATGAGGGCTTTGTTCAATTCGGAAAGCAACGTCAAGCAAACTCTCAATATCAGGCTATCTATGGTGGAAGTAATCTTGCCGGAATGGGGCAGAGATTCCAAGGTGAAGGTTTCAGGCTTGGTCAATTATTCTCTGGAGGATTAACCGGTTCGCAGTCTGAGGAGGCATTTAAAGGGGTTTCTAAGCTCGGAGTTCAGGGGAGACAAAGAGGTACCGATCTTGACTTCATCTCATCTAATTACAAGTCGATGGGTATGGGAGTAGCTGAGTCATTGCAGTTAATAGATTCAGCATCTAAGAGCTTGAACATGTCCCTGAAGGGTTTAACGGACGGCCTCAAGTCAGTTACCTCGGCAGCTAAAGAAACCGGTCAGAGTGCCGTTGCGGCTCGTCAAGTGTTTAGTGGCAACTACTCGGCTATCTCTGCCGCTAACCCTGGTATAGGAGCTGCCGGAATCGCATCTGCTATCTCTACTCAACAAGTAGGTCTCGGTCGTTCAATGCAGGGATTGAACTTCACCCAGCTATACACGACTCAAGGTGGAATAGCTCAACTTTCTCAACTATCCGGTGGACTTAATGGTCCCGGTGAATCTATGAGTGCATTCAGATCAGATATTCTAAGTGGATCTACCAATGCTCTGAGAGCTAACGATACGTTGGTTGCTCAGGTAACCAGCAGATTCTTGACTCCTCAAGTGAGGGCAGCTATAGATTCTGCCGTATCCGGTATTCCTGGAGGTAGGAATACCATAAAATCCAACCCAGATATCGTTGCTGCTCAGATTACCCCTCGAATCCTACCAATGGTTAATGCTGATGAAATTGTTGCCGCTTTCGGTAGGCTTGGTCAAACAGGATTGAACCCAGATCAAGCCGTTACTCTTCTTATCCAGACTTATCTTGGTCAGTTCGGAAATCTAGTTGGACAACATAGCGAATTGATGAAGCAGAAGCAACAGAATCTTTCTAAAGTTCCTAAGCTCGGTGTGGCTGGAGGATCTGCTAGCAAGAGTGGTGGCAGTTGGGGATCTAGATCTGGATCTTCTAAGGGGCTTAATCCTGTTGTTGATGATGCTCTTTCTCAACTGAAGGGACAGCATGTAATCGTTAATTCTGCTGGTGGCGCAAGGGTTGTCTCTATAGAGGAGGCTGCTAAGGATTATACGGATCAGATTGCCAAGGGCACTGCAACTATGGCTGATGGAAACAATGTTGGTCAAACTATATCTCAGGCTTTGGGTGGAGAAGCTGAAACTAACTATGTAGGAACTGATACTACTAATTATCAAGCATCTAGGGGGCAAACAACGAAGAAGTCTGGTCTTGATACCGATAGAGGGATGAGTGTCGATGCCTTCAATGCATCTCAGAAGAAGAAAGCAGATAAGACAAGCGGAACAGTCATCATCACTCCATCTAAGGAGCTTCTTCAGTTGTTGAGCTTCCAGGCTAACGGTAATGTTTCTATCGCTACAGGTGGAGCTGCTAGCAATTCAGTTCCAGTGCCAGGCAGCTAATGGGTACCGCACAGTTGGGTAATCTAAGTTTCAGGTTGAACCCTAATCAGATTCACTATGCATATCAAGTCGATTATGTAACCATCGATACCCTTGGCGGTCAGGTCGTTCAAGTTCTTGGTGCAACGACAGGCGATATCACGATCTCTGGAATGTTTGGTCAAGACCGTTCTAATGGTTTGCAGTCATGGCAGATTGCGGAAGCCTTCCATGCAAGCATTCGATCTATGATGGACAGACAAACCGTTCCTCCGAAGAAGCCAGGTGACCCTATTCATCAGCCTATTAACTTCACCTTTCATGATGGTGATATTAATTGGGATATGAAGGTTCTTATTAAAGGGATCGAAGATCTAGAGGGAACTGGTGCTATTGAGCATAGCAACGGTAAATTTTCATATGGATATAAATTGACCCTTTTCTTGGTAGAAGATACTTCGCTGTTGTTGAGTCGTATTGCTACAGATAAATTCATTTCCCGTATCGCTAATGGAGTCGGTTGGAAGCGAAGTAAGTTCAATGGTTCGATGAGTCTATCTGATGCAATTAGCTTCATTCAGAAGAATTCAACGAATGGATCATTCCAGGGTTACCTTAGCGCTCTTACCTCAGGGACAGCACAAAGTGGAACCGTACCTAAGGGGGCATCGAAGTAATGACACAACCCGGATCTTATTGGGGTACTGATGTTCCTATTTCTATGCCTGAACCCACTACTGATGACGTAATAATCGATATGGGTGCACATGGATTTTCTATTAACGGTTTAGTACATAATCTCAGTCAGTCTGACCTTGAAGATTATATGATGCCTACCTTTACTCCCGAGGGGAGTGAAAATGGGTAACGGTTTCTCATTCAAAGTCAATGGATCTAATGGAACCCTTTCATATAGAGATAGCCAGGGATACCATTCTGCCTCCCTGAGAGTTAAGAAGCTCTCATACAATTATGGGGTTACTTCCGATGAAAGTCACGCAAGAGAAGAAAGAGCCTTCTATCCACATCGTCGTGTTCAGGGTCAATTCTCTTTAACGATCGATTGTGTCGGCTATCGTGAATTCAAGCAGTTGATGTCTTGGCTTTTGGCCTATACCGATGAATTGTTAACAGGTGCAGAAAGAGATAGCTCCAATGTAAGTTTGATGGATGTCTCTTGTCCTGTCAGGAATTTTCATAAGATCGGAATCCTAACTTCTGGAATAGATGACCATACTCAGGTCGGAGCTATGGTATTCAACCCAGAGCTAATCTTTGTTGCTCTCAGTGACCCTCAAGATCCAGCTATATCTCTGATCAGAACCTCAGATGTCAGTCAATTTGCAAGCCCTCAGATCGACGCTAACCTCACCACATCCTTCTACCCGGTCACTGTAGCCAACTATAAGGATTCGTTGCTCTACGACGATCTGAGCGCCCTTAACAAGGATGCTGCGGTGGCCGCACTAGTCAACCCTAAGGTCACTCACGATGGAAAGAATACGGGGGTACAAAACTAGTGGCAACATTTGTATACGCACCAGCTATCAGAGTTCATATCGAAAGCCAAGATAAGGGAATTATCGACATCTCTGGCGATATTACCAATTGGCAGTTAGTACGCAGATCCAATGCTGTATCAAGTTTCAATTTTGTTCTTCAGAACTCTCAAAGAAAATATGACGGAGTATTCAGACCTGCCGATAGGATAACGGTAGAACTAAAGAGGATCACTTGGGTTCGTGTCTTCACCGGATCACTGAACAACAGTCCTATCTTCTCGGCATGGCCTAGAGCACTTCCATTATCTGCAAGTTGTTCATTGAAGAAACTTCAATTCTGGCCGTGGGACCCGACGACAACCGCTGCCGTTGATTTGTTTCAACAATTCTTGGGAAGTCCCTCGATAACAAACTCTGCTGTTGGTGATGGTGGACTATCAAAGCTTGCAACAGAAGCTATGGTACAGGTGACTAATTGGGATCGTAAAGCTATCCATTTTGGTCAGGTACCTAACACGTGGTTCAAGTGGGCTGAAAAAACAGAAACGCTGATCACTCAAGCATCTAACATGCAACAAATCCTTGGATCAACAGCAACTATCCAAGGTAATCAGGTAGTGGGCCAGATTAGTCTTATTGCGGGAAAATATAGCGGAGTCTCTGTAGATAATACCCAGGTCAGTAATGCCGCATCTATTTATGCGGTTATTCTTGGACAAACCAATCTATCCACAGCAGCCCTACAGGATAGAGCTTTTCTGATCTCCATCATGACGGTAATGCAAGAATCACAACTTGAAGTTTTAGATCATGGGGATAGAGATTCTGTTGGTCTGTTCCAGCAACGTCCCTCGGAAGGTTGGGGAACTAAGACTGAATGTATGGATATCGTTCATTCAACTAAGGCATTCATCGCTGCCCTCATCAAGGTACCTAACTGGGATACTATCGACCCCGGACAGGCTGCTCAAGCCGTACAGAGGTCTGCTGCTCCTGCCGAATACAGCAAATGGTTCAACTTCGCTACAGCTATTGTGGCCGCAGGTCGTAAGGCCTATCAAGCTCAACTATCGTCTGGACAGAACAACACTCTAGCTTCTGGCGGTTTGGCAGCAGGACAGCCATCCGGCACGATGCCTCGTAAAGGTACGGGCACAGCTATGGCATCTGTAGCTCGTGACTTGATCACATCACGACCTGCTGGTTCTATTAGATATAGTCAAGATGGTGTCTCTCCACCCGAGTCAACAGTTCCCACCGTTCTTGATTGTTCTGCTTTAGTTCAGTGGGTCTACTACCATACAACCGGATCTCTATTGAACCATAGAACATCAGAGGATCAATATTCATTATGTAAAACTGCTGGCGGGACTATCATTCCTGTTGAGCTTGCGGCAAAGATCCAAGGAGCCCTTGTATTCGTTGTTAATCCATCCAACGACGATGCCCATCATGTGGGAGTTTCCCTTGGAAACAATACACATGTAGCAGCTCACACCGATGGTGTGCCGCTTGCCCAGCAGGTAACGGCAGGAGATCCAATCATAGGTGAGTTCACGACCGGAGGTCTTCTTCCTGGAATTGATTACTCAAATGCAGCTACAGATGCAGATACCGCAAGTAAGTTGCAGCAGATCCTACATACTTCAACCTCCGTCTCTAAGGTGTCCGTAGGACCAGCCTCAGATCCATCAATCACAACATCAGGAGCCAGTACAACTGATGGCACTTCGGTGATCGATCAGTTGATCTCTATCGTAGCTAATCCTCCAGTCGCTTCGGGAGATGTCTTCGGTGGCGCTCGCCAGTTGATCCATAATCAAACATTTCTTCCTTGGTTGCAAACTGTAACCAACTCTTCTATGAGAGCTTTCTGTTCTGCGCCGAACGGGGACTTCATCGCATGGTTTCCCGATTACTTTGGAGTTTGGGGTACCTCTGCTGCAATGACAATTCAGCCGATTGAACTTCAAGACTTCACTGTTGATTGGTCAGACCAACAGATCGTCACCCACGAGTTCGTGATTGGTTCTCTTCCATCAGTGATCGATAATGTTTCTGGTGGTATTGCCAACGGTGCTGACTCGACCTATCAAGGTTTAACTCAACTACTGGCGACTCGCGGAATTGCTACGATGGACTTTCCCCAAATATTCCAGGCTATCTATGGTAAGCCAGCAAGTGGTTCCTTCGTATCAGATTATCTTCAAAGATTCGGAGCTAGACCTAATCTTGATCAGATGGCTAACATCCGAGCTGGTGATCAGGAATTTTACATGGCTCTATGGAACTTCATGTATTACTGGGCAGCTCAATTCTCAGCCCAAGTTCCTATGACCTTCATGCCAGAACTATATCCAGGGATGATATTGAAGATCCCTGCATTTGACTTCCAGGCATACGTTACCGAAGTAGAACACTCTGGTTCCTATGGACAGAATGGTGGATTTACTACTAAGGCAACAATCGTTGCTCCTGCCAGAATAGATAAGAAGTCACGAAGTGACCTATTCGGATTATTGCCTATTGGGGGAAGGTAATGGTTGAGTACAAGAAGCCTTTAGGTCCTGGTACATCAGCAACGGATGGCTTATATACTTATTGCCATATCGTAGATGTAGATCCCATCAATAAGATTGCTCACGTAATCGATCAATTAGGTAATCCTCGGCAGGTCAGTATCACCAGATCAATGGGTAAGCAACTGAATTATCCTGCTATAGGTGAAGATTGGATTATCACCAGGCAATATGGTGACTGGATTTTTGCTGTAAACGTTAATGCTCCACCGAGATCACTTCATGAGGTACCTGCTGGCGGAACGACGAATTCTGTTCTAGCGAAGAACAGCGGAACTGACTACGACGTGCAGTGGTTGATATCTGCTACCGCTGCAACTCCGAATTCAATAGCCAGACGAGACGCTAACGGTAATACTCAAGCCGCAACTCCGGTTGTCGGTGCCGATGTTGCTCCTAAGTCCTATGTCGATGGGCAGGTCTCTGCGGTACCAGGAGTACCCACAGGTGTCCTTTACCCGTATGCGGGCAGCTCAGCCCCGTCTGGGTACCTTCTCTGCAACGGTACAGCTATCAGTCGAACAACATATTCGGCTCTCTTTTCTATCATAGGAACTACCTATGGTGTCGGCGACGGATTAACGACCTTCAACCTTCCGAATATGCTAGGTCGTATACCAGTCGGAATTGATGCTGGACAGACAGAATTCAATGCCGCAGGAGTAACTGGAGGCGAGAAGACCCATATCTTAACTGTCACTGAGATGCCTTCTCACACTCACACTCAATCGCCTCACAATCACACCCAGGCAGCTCACACTCACAATATCAAGTCTAATAGCGGAAGCGGTGCTACCTGGCCCGGTATGCCTCCCTCTGGTCCTACTTTTGTCGGTAACTCTGGAATCTTGGATTCCCAGACTCCATTCATTAATAGCACAACTGCAACAAACAACAATACTGGTGGAGATGGAGCGCACAATAACCTTCAACCTTATTTGGCCCTTAACTACATTATAAAGACGTAAATCAAAAGGAGAAAAAATAATGGCAGCCTTTTCACTAGATATTGCTGATTCGGATCTTAGTCGAGTAACTGCGGCTTTATGCGCACCTATCAACGTCGGATTCAACCTTCCTGGAGCTGAAAGTATAGATGCCAATACGGCTAGGCAGCGAGCTATTCAGTTCCTTATTGCAGTAACCCAGCAATATGAGATCGACCAGGCATCTAAGGCATTCGTTCCTCCGATCATCACTTAAACTGTATAGCTATCAAAGCTACCTACTAAGTAGGGAGAGGAATAATCAATGAAAACATTAGCTCTAGCCCAGGGAGACCTGTCTCCTGCTCCGGGCGGCTACTTAATGATAGAAGGGGTAGAAAAGATCCATCAAGATCTCTCTTTAGCTCTCAGAGAATCCTATGGGGCAGATAGATTGCATCCTCGTTGGGGTTCGATACTTCAGCAATTTATTGGAAATCCTCTTACTGATGAGATCAAAGCAAAGGTATTAACCGAAATCAATAGAGTGATAGGTAACTACATTACTGTGCAGAATGCAAGAATAGTACAAGATAGCAATACTGGAACGCTTTCCAATCTGACTACTGATGATGTCGTTAGATCTATCTCCAATATTACTGCTCAACAGATTTATGATTCGCTAGTAGTAAGTGTAGTGTTACAGACACTTTCTAGACAAACTGTTAATATCAATCAAATTATGTCTTAGGAAAATAGATGCCAACCACTACCAATGATATTGCATCAAGGATAGTTAACTCTCTCTACCTTTCCGACCCTGAATTGGATACCTCTATTGGTTCTCCGCTTCGTAAGATCATAGATGCAGTATCCGATCAGATCTCTCAACAAACCGTTGATAGTTACCTACTTCAATACACCTATGATGTTGATTCTAAAACTGGTGGAGATCTGGATGACTTTGTTAGCAACTTCAGCCTTACAAGACTTCCTGGACAGAGAGCTTCTGGAGTTATAACATTCAGTCGTTCTACTGCCATTGCAGCAACAAAGTCAGCAGTTATTCCTCCCGGTACTCAAATCGTTTCTCTGTCAACCCCACCGGTCTACGTTCAGACAACGGTAGCTGCCATTATTCCTATTGGTCAAACTGGAGTTGATGTACCCGTCCAGGCAATTACTGCTGGTCCACAAGGGAACCTATTAGCTGGCACCTTAACCACTCTTATCACCAACATTGATGGTATTTCTAATGTGACCAATGCTCAACCTCTTATTGGTGGAACTCTTTCTGAGACGGATGCCCAACTGAGGAATAGGTTTAAGACAACAGCCTTTCGTAACCTTGCCGGAACTGACTCGATGTACAGGGGGATCTGTCTACAAACGCTGGCCGATCCTACAGATCCTTCCTCAAACGCAGTGACCCAAGTTAATATTCTAGGATCAACGAAGCATAATGTAGAACAAATACAAGTGGTATCTGGGACAGCTACTTCATCTCTTACAAGCTCTTCATACAATTTCGCATCATCAGTATTTGTAGGACCCTCTATTAGCACCGGAGCTATTCTAAGCCCTAAGTCTAACTATACCGTTACTGTAAATAATGGAGTTGTCCCTGCTACCTTAACCATAACCTCAGTGGGAACTGGAATGCCCGATGGTGTCTATGACCTTGAATATGACTACGTTCCTATTTCTAGTAGGAATGATCCATTCGGTAGTCGTTGGGGACAAGGAGTAGTGAACAATAGGGTAGATGTGTATGTGAACGGAAACTCTTCTGGATTAGCTGTGCAACCAATCTATTATGTAAATACGCTTAAATTCAATGCAACGGCAGGAGACTCCTTGTTAAATACAAGGTTCGTTACCTTAGCCGGTGTCAATCCAGCAGTTAATGATGTGTTCGTTCCTCTTGCATATGGGCCTATTCTTAGTATCCCCTCCTCAATAGTTGTCGGTGGATTCACCTACACCATAGGAACAGACTACGATATTGTTCATCAAGATGATGCATTTGGTTATAGCACCACTTCACAATTTGGATTAGTATTCAAAATGGCTTCTGCTCAGAATACTGCGCACCCAATCGCCAATAATTCAACATGGAATATGACATATACCTTCAATCAGGTTCCATTGCTTGTCTCTCAAAATCTTGCCAACTGGAGATTGGTGGGAACAGATGCACAAATCCATGCAGGGAAGATTGCCTATATGCAATTGAATTTCGCCATCGTATACTCTCCTAACTATTCGCCAAGTTCGGTGAATACAGCAGTAAACAATGCGATAAGTGCATGGATGGCTAATCTAGGATTCAATTCAGCTCTTCAAGTTTCAGATATTCACAATGTGGCATCTAATGTCCCAGGTGTCGATAATATCAGACTAACAAATAGTGTCGATAACTCGACTACATATGGGATACAACAGGTGCAATCAACTGGATCATTAATCACCACCTTCAATATCTCAGGTAGACCGAATGATGTCTATTTCGATGATAGAACATATCCGGTCCTTTACAATATCAACTATACAGTCAAGGCAAGAAATACCTTCCGCACCTAAGATGAAAGGAGGAATAGATGGCAGTTCAAGTGCAACCTCGTGGAGACAATAGCTCTTTCTTTGCTACACAACAGAACAATCCCGATGGTACCTATTTGATAACCGATCAAATAGATCCAACACAGCCCCAAATCACTTCATTAAGAAGGATAACAGATCCACTTATTCCTTCTGAGAATTCTGGTGAGGTGGTAAAGAATTTCGATCCAGATTTATATGACCTAAAGTCAACCTCCCATCTTATGAGATTAATTAGGGCATTAACTGGATCTTCTGGAGTGGGTGGAATCAGGAAGCAGAATTTCATAGCAAGGGCCTCCTCAAGTATCTCCGGAGCTAATTTCGTAGACTTAGACTCCTTCTACGGAGCATTGTTCAATTTCCGTAGAAATGGAATTGAACGTATGCCATTGAATGTAGATGGAAAGATTGTTAATCCTTTTACAGACAGTGCTAACTCTGATATCTGGGATGATGCACTATCTCGTGATGCAAGATTTAGATCTCGTATACTTCAATTAGCAAGAGCTATCAATATGGGAGGATCATACGCAGGATTAAGAGGAATCGCTGAAGCAATCCTCTCGGTAGAGACAGATATAGTCGAATCTTGGGTTAAAGTCGATATGCTGGCTAACAACAGCTCTCTCTTAACCCCTACAGGAAAGACATATGGTCAAGTAACAGCTCAGTTCTCAACATGGGGAAATATCAATCAATCATATGATTCTCTATCTGGCGGTCTATTCGGAGCCGGAACAACTCCTTTAGGTAATAGGGGAGAATTGATCTTTACACCTCGAAGAATTATCACTACCGAAGAAGCTTATCAATTGATGCAGGTATTACAGGTATTGAAGCCATCACATACCCAGATCACTATTGCTAATGTAACTAATCAATCCTTCGCCCAGGTAACTCCTAGATCTCTGTTTGCCGATTCAGAGAATTGGACAATTCAAAATAGGATTACTCCAGCTATCAATTTAATTCAGCCAACGGTTCCTCTGTATAAAAATGCTGGGCAATTCTCTTCCGCTAGACCTATCTTCTCGGAATATAGTGGAGAAGCATGGAGCTATAATTCTAACGTTATAAAGACAATCTCATATCAAATAAAGGATGGCGTTATTGCTCAGCAAGGTAATGATGAGAAGATAACATATCAAGATGGTCAGACCCATCAATATAATGTGGCAGATGGCTTAATGGATACGCATAAGGCTATCTCAGCTAGATTAAGTGGCGATGGAGTTATTACCACATATCCTTATTCCGGCGACAGAATTACATATCAGAGTTAAATATGACTAAACCACTATCAAATTTGTTTGTAGGCTCATCAGAAGCATCTTCGGTTAGCCAGGCACTTAATCTCAATCGGCCAACTGTTGCTGTCCCTAATAATTCATCAAGTTCTGATAGATTCTGGGCATCAGAAAAGCATTTCATTAATGATACGACCCAAGAGGTACTGGAGATGAATTTTTCTACTGCCTCCTTAACTAATCGTATCTCATTCGATGTCTCTAGATTCCCTTCGACAATAACCATACAATATACTAGAGATTCTGGGAACAATTGGCTCCCAGTAATTGATCCTGTTACTTCTAATCCGATCTCATTAGAGATACTTCGATCTTTCCCTGCTATTCTTCCTTCTCCAAATACAGTCGAGGGACATAATCATCCTCAACATGATTATGATGGACATTGGGAAAGGTTGCAATTTAATGTGGCACCCGATGAAATGCAAAAGATAAGATTCATAATTCAAAGAAACCCTAATGGACAACCTCCATTAGATAGTTCAGGAAATGCAATATCTTATTCAGTTGCCCTTCAGAACATCTACATCGGATATGAAATCTCTTCAGAGAATGATATTCCTAGATCAATCCTAGAAGATGGATCACCAGCGAATGAGAAGGTATTCGCTAACTCAGCAGACGTATTCGGCTCCAACATAGGTTTCGCTAAGAAGACCAATTTCGCTAATAGTATCCTATTTAATACTGATGCATCTGCTCCATTGATTTGGAAATCTGAGCCACAACCTTTTCCTCGTGCTGTGGTCAACTTCTATGCGGACCTAAGAGATAAGACTGGCGATGGCCAGATCATCGATAGGATCTTTATTGATCCTCTCTATGATGGCAGTCATGTAACCCTCTACTATTCGAACGATGCAGTTGGCGGGGAGTTTGTATCATCCAGAAAGGCATTAACGACAACTCAAGCATCCTTCTCCAATGCGGGCATCAACTCTGCTGGGAATATTAATTTAGGTAATTATGGAGATGCTTCTTTCTTACAGGTAAACAATGGATATATCTCATTCGATCCATCACAACCATGGTGGATAGGGATCGAGTTTACATTAGGTTTTTCTCAATCAGCAGATGGCAATGACCACATTCTTTTTGGTTGCGGTAGTTTCCAGATAGGATTCAATTCAACTGGGGTCTTCCTAAAAACAATCTCTAATGACACGAACCTATTAGCTGTGTCACTTGATTCAACTAATCCTATTCAGCTAATTGGTGCTTACCATAACGGAATGTTACACTTAAGTGTACAACAAAGCGGAATAGTAACTACCTCTGATATTACAGCATCGGTTAATATCGGTTCCAACCTTCCAGCTCAAATTTTTATAGGAACCGATATAACGAATACTAAATTCGCCAATAGCGTAATATCTGCATTCATTCTAAAACAAGAAAGTTGGATAGATGACTCGTTCCTTCAGGGACCTTCGAAATTCTCAAAAATCCCGAGATTCCAAACAGGCTCGGATGTTGCTTCAAAGAATGCCCTTCTCCGCTTTGATTCCTCGTTAATCTCAAATACCTCAGCTACAGGTATGGTAGGCGGTCCAGCCTTCAATTACGAAAACATGAGCTGGACCCCTATTCCCAGAGAGTATGAATTACATAGGGGTAATATGCAATTGCCTCCTACTAAAGCTAAGTTCTGGAATTTAGAAATAACTAATCTTCGTGCTGAAGTCAATGAGAAATTCATTCCCGTTGAACGTACCGTAAAGACCTTCCCTCCAGAAGTCATTCAGCAATTCTCCGACAATGATGGAGATAGGTCGTCTGTAGATGATATGGGAACCAATGTTCAAATTTCATTGGCTAATTCGATGTCCTTCAATGATGCTCCCACCCAAATTGGAACCGGTCAGACAGATACTGGATTCACGACTACAGAAGTTTATGTATCTGAAGATTATGAAACTCAGTTGCGTTTGCGTACCCTCGGTAATGAGTGGAAGTATCGTCAATGGCATCCCGATAGAACCTCTCCCAGGTTTAATAAGGTCGGAAAGCACAACTACACAATCTCGAATATAAGACAAACTTCGAATATCAGTTACTACACAGGTCTAAGGCAAATCCAATTTTCCAGAACGGTGAAGTCTTCTCCTCAGGATCATAGCTTTATAGAGGAGTCATTCACAGATGGAACTGGAGTCAACCAGGGTAACTGGTATATTCCCGCAGGTGGTGGTCTTTACAGTGGAACAAACAGATCCTCCTCTTATGCCAGAACTACTTCTGTACTTATTCCTACTCAGAGACCAATAAGAGGAATTCAGTTTGCATCACAACAGACTGATAATAAGCAAATAAATACTAATGGTGAATTCAGTGATCCCTCATATTCACCATCTCAGGTAACCAATTGGTCATCGCAGGGTGACGGAAAGATACTTGGTCTGACACAACCACTTTCTGGTGGAGATACAGCTCTTCTTGTTTCTCGACAGACTAATCAAGGTTTCTGGGGAGACATCTCGATCAACTACGTAACCTGGGGAGGATTAGCGGTAGGGAAGGGATATCAATCATCTACTGATTCGGTTACATTCCCAACAACATCTTCTACTTCAGTACTTACACATCAAGGTATTCAGCAAACCTCTATCCAGGTTCAATCAGCCGATGGAACGATCAACTACGTACTTGGAACTGACTATAGCCTTTCTGCTACGAATGGTTCTAACCCTAATTCGGTGACGACAATAGGTATTGTGTCAACGGGCTCCATTCCTACTTCGACAGCTATCAATGTTCTTTACAACTATGCTGATTCCTCTCACCCCACAGCGGTTTCCTATAGGGATCTCTCTGTAGGATTACAGGCACCGAGTTTTACAGGAGGTATCCAGTCGAGTCCGATTCCATTACCTCCTGGTGGAAAAGTTCACGCTGCCGCTAGAGTTACAGCAACTCAAAGTCTTACACAACCTCTATGGATTCAGATAATCGATGCAGACTCGGGAGGAATCCTGGCCGAACAGCAATCCAATGTCGGAAAAAACGAAGTGAAGGAGTGGTATACGTCTGTAGATATCAAGGACTTCGGAGGAAAAGTAGGTATCACATGGGGAGATCTCATCGGAAAGAAGATCTGGTCTTCCTGGAGCGATAACTTCCAAAGGGCTGACAGCTCCTCTCTGGGCTTTTTCACCTCTGGCCAGTCCTGGAACACTCCAAGCGGAGGAACGTCGCTCAGCGTTGCTTCTAGCGCCGCTAAAGCGGTTTCTACAGGTAACCGAAGCGAGGTAGATACCGGAACTCCATGGGGGACCCTTGATGTCACCATAGGAACGGCCGTGACAACCGCAACCCATAGTGCTGCCGTGCCAGTTATTGACCTCGGTGGTTGGCTGATGATGAACGACTCCACTATCGAGTCAACTAATATCTCAGCTACCCTTTTAACTATGACAACTGCTCTAGCGAATGGTGTCCGTTACAGGTTCAAGTTCATGCCTACATCCATCGTTCCAGCGGGTCAACAAGTAGCTGGTGCAGATCCAACCGTTAGACCGTATTCGTTACTTGTATTCACTCGTAACAATGACACACCAACAGCTACTGAAACTTGGGTACAGACCTATTCCGGGACAAGATCATTCGGAACAGTAAGAGCACTCATGGGAGCTGCTAATCAGACCTTTACCTATTTTGCTTGGAATCCAAGTCCAGTCCAGATCAACCTTGTAAACCAACAGCTAGCACTACCAGTTCCTCAGACCTCTCAGTTGGTTGATTCAGGAACAGGAAGCATCTTCTGGGATCAGTTACCAACAAAAAGATGGGAGTATGCTGGAGCATTTACGTATTCGACTGTGCTTAATGCTACTGCTGCCTCATCATTAGCTCCAGGTGGTGCATTCACTATCCCCGGAACGATGGCTGTCGTGGATGTAAAAGATCAATATGGATCAATGGATTTCAATGTAACTCAGGTAGCATCAGGACTAGCCACGAGTCAACAGGCTATCGCATACCTGAACTACAATCCGGTTTCAGGTAAGATCCTTACGCTGCAAGCAGATGGAACGATCCTCCTATCCGCAGGCTACTATGATCCTATCAATAATCCTGGATCTACAGTAAAGACAAGCATGTTCGCATCTGCAACCGCAGGCCCGATAGCTGTCAGGTACATCTCTGCTCAGACACTTTCTTCAAGCTTTAAGACAACATGGTCAATTGGAGTCAACGATACTCAAGCTATTGTTGTCCTTCAATCTAATGCGGTTGTCGGAGTCTACTCAGGAATTGGGATATGGGACACCACAGTAAGAGGAGTCGGTGGAGCAAATAACGGAAATAGTGCCGGTCAATACACGATCATCGAAGGATTCTCTTGGAATCCAGATGCTTCACTATTGGCAACTAATACAAGTAATGTAACTTGGGGAAATGTTACCTATGGTGGTACCAGAACCTATGATCAGTTGTCGTTGACAACAAGAGCATCCGTACAGAATATAATCATTCGATTGATTCAGAAGACTCCTACTCTTGACTACTGGTTCACTCAAAGTGTTGCACTGTTCTGGGAGCCTGTTGTATGGGCATTCTCTTGCGATGGTGGATTGACATTCTGGAATTCGGGGGATATCCGTAATAATCCAAGAGGAATAATGATATTCCCAAATAGGCTTACTAACTATAACAATCTAGTATGGAGGGTAACTTCCTATTCCGGAGATGTTACGATCAATAATCTAACTATCAGACCAGTCTATCAGGGTATGTCTCAGGGTATTCCCCCTAGACCTACCCAACTTCCCCTGGGACCTAACCTTGTGCCTTCAGATCATTATGGTCCGATAGACAGAGATCCTAAATGGATGGTGTGGAATAAGCCGATCCCTCGTACTTGGTGGTTCAATTTCAAGAAGACTATTTCAAATAAGTAAGGGTGTATAATCTATTCTATGACAACAAAAACTCCTAAGAGGTTAACGGATAAAGTAAAGCCTTGGATAACTAAGGCTATAGTTGAACACTCGCTTGATCAAGAAGAGGTTACTTGGGATTATGGTTTAGCTACCTTTCCCGATCCTGCTGTTGAAGATGGTGCATCTGTCTCAATGGTACCAGCCTTAGTTCTATATTTGGAAATCCCTACAGGTGACCCAGAGACTCCTTCAGTTTACATGAATGCTATCATGGCTCCATTCTCTATTACAGAGAAAAGGGTAAATCTTGCAGTCAAGAATACCCTAGAGAGTTTGAGAAGCGCAAGAGATTCACATCTCGAAAGTTTACTTGACAAATCAAGTTCAGTTTGAAACAATCGCGCGCGTTATATAAAGATCTGTTAGGGTAACCTATTTATAGTTAGATTGTCAAGTATTACTCTCTCTGTATTTCTATATTCACTCTTTACTCTATATTTACTAAGTCTGTGACTATTACAGTTATCAATAACTTGACGCGCGCGCGAGGTGGGGTTTACACTTTACCTATGACTGCACCGAAAGATAACGAAGAATACCTAAAGAGAATCTTTAGTTCGGGATATGTTCTCGGCAGGAAGCATGGTTATGCTACCGCTGTAGATGAATCCTACCCGGAACTGTTAGCTGGACAGAATGATGTAGGCCGCCAGGTTGGGGATGCTATCACTGACTATCTGAATCCAGGTGGGTTGAGGGTTGATCCGAACCAAGACTTCGGCTAGACTCCCATCTCATGGAACACATGACGCAGGCTCAGGTCTTCAAAATCGCTGACGGTTTGATCTTCTCTCATGGCCTCATAGGCTGGTCAGTGAAGCTAGATAATGCCCTCAGAAGGGCAGGTCAATGTGATTACGAGACTAAAACGTTATCGTTCTCTCGTAACCTATTGGCATCTCGCACCTACGAGGGAAGCCTAGATACCATTCGTCATGAGGTGGCTCATGCCTTAACTCAAGGACACAAGCACGATCGAGTGTGGTCAGCTAAGTTCCGGCAACTCGGTGGAAACGGTAAGCGTTGCTTCGATACCGAGACCATCGTGAAGCCTATCCCCTTCCTTTGGAAGGCTGTCTGTTCCAAACACGGACATATCGGCGGTCGCCAACGTGCCCCACAGTCGGGCAAAAGGTACGGATGCAATAAGTGCCCTAAGAACGTGGCTTACAAAAATTTGATTTGGTTCAAAAACGGACAACTCGAAGTACTTCCTGGGCAGGTAGCTCGCGAAGTTCTGGATACTCTGAGCCTTTTTCGGAAGAATTTCTCGGAACTAGAAGAGGATTTGTTATCCTCGGTCTAGGCTGCTAGAGTGTCCATATACCTACTGAAGGAGTTACCGTGAAGTTCACCTGGAAAGAAGCGACTGAGAAGTTTCAGATCTCGCTCCCGGGCTACCAGCCGCGTGTCAACCAGGACCACCTGGCAACTCAGGTAGAAACCGCATTCCGCGACTCGCGCCACCTGTTCGCTCAGGCCGGTTGTGGAACCGGAAAGTCTTTCGTCGGCGTCGTCGGTCTGATTCGGCGTTCCAAGGAAACAGGCAAGCCCGGCATCTACGCAACCGCCACGAAGGCTCTCCAGGATCAGCTTGCAAGTAAGGATCTTCCCTTCCTCCAGAACGTTCTCGGAGATTTCAAGTTCACTGTTCTGAAGGGTCGCAGCAACTACGTCTGCCTTGCCAAGGTCGATGAACTTGAAAATCTCGCTCTGAAGAACGATCTTCGCCGGGAGATGGACGACAACAGCGACTTCTCTGGTGAGATCGTTGACCTTCAGCTTTCTCTCGCTCCTCAGGAGCAGGCGATGCTCTCTACCACCAGCGACGAATGCCCCGGTAAGAAGGAGTGCCCATTCGGAAAGGTCTGCTTCTCGGAGCTTGCCAAGGATCGGGCGAAGGAATCGAACGTCGTAGTCGTCAACCATGCGGTGCTTGCCGCAGACCTGGCCGTAAAGGCAGCTCAGAAGGCCGCTGGCGTACCAGATCACGCAGTGACGGGTATTCTCCCTGACTTCGGTGGTGTGGTCGTTGATGAGGCTCATGAGATGAACTCCTTCGTGACCAATGCTCTCGGTGGCGAGGTGACCTCTGGTAGCTACCATCGACTGGGCACTGAGGTTGCTAAGTTCCTGGCAGACCGGAATGCACTGATGAAGATCAATGATGTCACCGCTGACCTCTTCAATGTCGTTCAGCGTGCACTCGATCGGCGTCAGGACAAGCGGTCCAAGACCGTAGATTTCACTTCCTCGATCATGGTTGAGCTTGCCCCTCACATCGAAAGTCTGATCAACGAGCTTGACACACTTCGTACCCGCGTTGCGAACTTCCAGATTCACGGTAACGACCAGGCAGGCCAGAAGAAGAAGCGCCTGGTTCGTCGTATCGAGAACGCTATGAACCGGATGACTGCCGTTCTGATTGCAGAGGATGAGGAGATGGTCCGTTGGCTGGAGATCGCTGAAGGTAAGAAGGGCAACGTCATCAAGTGGGCTCCGATGGACATCTCCGATTTCCTTCGCGAGAATCTGTTGACGAAGGCCCCCGTCGTATTCACCTCCGCAACTTTGGCTGAAGGTGACAACTTCGACTTCATGGCCTCTGAGTTGGGTGTTGATCGGTTCGACAGCTTCGATGCAGGAACCCCCTTCAACTTCAAGTCCCAGGCCCGGACTTTCATCCCGCAGATCGCTCACCCGGCAGGTCAGACGGCCAACCAGTGGCGCTCTTCCTCGATCGCAACGACTGCTGAATTGCTTCGCGCATCGAACGGTCGTGCTCTTCTCCTCTTCACCAGTCGAGTTGAGATGGAGGAGTCTTACCGTTCTCTGGCCCCTCTGATCACGAACATGGGTCACGTTGCTCTCAAGCAGGGCGATGAGCCGAACAAGGTTCTGAAGGAGAAGTTCGACGCAGACGAGCACAGCGTCCTTTTCGGTCTCGACAGCTTCATGACTGGTATCGACATTCAGGGCGATTCACTTCGCCTGGTCGTCATCAACAAGGCTCCTTTCGTAAACCCTAACGATGTGGTCTTCACCGCTCGCTGCAACTTGCTCACCAAGAAGAATGGCCAGTGGGCTCCTAAGGGTGGCTTCTACGGGATGGCTATCCCGACGATGATCCTCAAGCTCACTCAGGCTTACGGTCGGCTGATCCGTACCGTGTCCGACCAGGGTGTCGTTGCCATTCTCGACAGCCGCCTCTACGGCAAGACCGCGAAGAACTACGGAGGGCGGGTCATGAAGGCCCTGCCCGATGCACCTGTGATCACCGATCTCAGCGAGGCTGTCAACTACCTAGAATCTCTGGAGGTGTGAGAAAGGATGAAAGAAATAGAAGGTTTTAATTTTTACACTGATGTCCTTGACTTTGGAAATAGGAATGATATTGAGCTTGGAAATGATAGATGGCTTTCTTGGGAAGCAGAAGATCCTATTCCAGTCAAGGAGGGAACATCTACCTCGACTCTCATTTTGACCGACAATGATGGCAATCAGGTAGCTCGTTTCCTGGTAGCCTGGTCTAGAGTTGCTTGAAACTGTCGTAGCTAGCCTGTAGTCTTATAACTTC